GACGGATCTTCGGGGTGGAGTAGGTGCCGTGTTCTTGATCGGCGTCGTCGCACAGGACCCGGGCGAACGGTCGACCCTTAGGTCGGGTGCCTTCCTCGACCCACACTCTCGCGTCAGAGCTGAGGTTCTCCTCGCTGCTCTTCAACTGCTCCGCCCGCCCTTGGATCTTATCGGCGCGAGTCTTGAGAGCCTTACGGACGGGCTCCGACTGCATAGCATCGAAGACGGTCTTCCGGCTGATTCGTACTTGTGCCATCAGCCCTTCACCTTCTCGATCTTGGCGAGGCAGTAGCCTTCCGTGATGAATCCATCGGGGGTGTACCCGATGTCGCCCACGACCTCGTACTCGGTGGGATCGAAGTCGAGCAGCACCTTGTCGGCTGCGCCGAACTCGTCGCGGACCCAATTAGGTACGTACAGGTTGTACCCGGTGATCACCTGCTGCGCGGCCCGGTTGTCTTCAACGGATTCCACAGGTTCGTACCATGCTGGGACGTCGACCCCGACCTCGGGTGAGTAGATGGGCTCGCCCATGTCGTCCTCACCTTCGAGGGCTCCCCTGCTGATGAAGGTCGCGGTCTGGCTGAACAGTGGGCTGGTCATGACTTGGATTCCAGCCGGTATGCGTTAAGAATGGCCAGGTCGCGTTCCAGAAGGCTGATGCCCCCCGCCACCCCGGGCGCGAGCTGGGCCAACGTCACGTTGCGGGACCCGATACTCTCTTGGATGTACCCCATGGGCGAGGACGCGGCGTTCCGGGCGACCTGCTCACCTACCGCCACCAGATCCGCGACCCGTTCGAGGTCGTACCCGTGGGTGAACGTGACTTCGACCGACCGGTATCGGTCCGGGGTGCGCACCCTGATCGACCCGAGCTCGGACCATTCCGGGTCCGTAACGACCTGGCCACCGACCCGGAGCTCGTCCACCTCAATCAGGTGCAGGGTAGGGAGCTGCAGTAGCGACCCCCCGTCACCGTCGAAGACTCGGGTCTCGGTGACTTGTGGTGCTACGTGCCACCCACAGTAGTTCCGGATCGCTTGGCCAGTGGCTTTGGCCAAACCTATGACCCGGGGGTCGGTTGCGATCAACCGACCCCCGGAGCCATTGGCGATCCCGGCTGGCGAGATCAGAGCGTCCATGACAGGGTTCATCCTGCCTTATTAGCGGCGCGGGTGCTCTTGTTAGCGGGTTTCGCCGCCTCCTTGGTATCTCCCGAGCCTTCCTTGGGGTCTTCCGCAGCCTCGGAGCCCTTCCGGGGGTTCTCACCCCCATGTGCTTCTCCGAGGCCCTCGGAGGCCCCCTTCAGCATCTTGGCGTCACGGTAACGCTTGGCGTCCTTATCGCTGAGCTGCATCGTATGTTCGATGCCGTTCACAGTTACGATGTACTGCTTCATCACCCCTCCTCAGAGTCATCCGCGAGCGTGATGTTGACGATGGCGGACGGGACACGGACAGCGAGCGCGATACGCTCTTCGATCCGGGTCGTGACGAGGTTCGAGGTGAAGTCCTCGCCGTGCGAGTTGGTGGACTCGATGCGGACGCCACCCTTCCGGTACACGGTCGCGGCCTGACGGAACGCGCCAACCAGAACGGTCTTCGCCTTCACCATCGGAGTGACCACGGTGCGCATACCCCAAACGGGCGGCTGCTCCATGATCGTACCGTTGCCGTATTCACCCTGGAAGAACCCACCACCGAAGTACTGACCGTTGCCGTCCTTGCGGAGGCGGAGGTTCTGGTAGTCGATGGGGTTGATCACGACACCATCGGCGGTGAGGCCGGTGGCGGTGGCGATCTTAGTCGAGGCGCGGAAGATCGCGTCTGGGTTGTCCGCGACGGAGGTTGCGGTCTCGGTCTGGACGCCGGAGCGGTTCAGCAGACCCTCGATGTTGGAGCCGGTGCCGTCACCGTTGAGGAGCTGCGCCTCCTCCGCGAGGCCGAGCAGGTACATGCCTCGGTTGTTGATCTCGGAGACGAGGAACCCGAAGTCCTCGATCATCTCGTCGGAGAACTTCAGGATACCCGCGATCTTCTTCAGACCATCGGTCTTCATCGTGGGATCTGCGAAGTGCATCGACGGCTTCAGCGCGCCTTCAGCCACCGTACCGAAACCACCCTCGACGAGGGTTCCCTCAACGAGGTAGGTCACCGCGTTGTTGTTGGTCAGGGAACCGGAACCGAGCAGGTCCGCGAGGACCAGACGACGGCGGTAAGCCCGAACGATCGTACGATCGTAGAAGGTCGAGTACGCCTCGAGACCGGTGGGGGTGGTCTGCGGGTCGTCCGCTGCCTTAATGAACTCGGGAGCCGCGAAGGTGGCGTTCGTGATGCCCTTCTTGGCGACCATCTCCGCGCCGACATGCTTGATGAACCACTCGCCTGGGGTCTGCGGCTGGTTCTTCTCACTCTGCTGCTTCTCCTGCTCCTGCTCGGGGTTGAGCTGAGCAATCGCCTGCATGAGCGATTGGGAGTCGTCTTCACGTGCGATCTGGGCCTTGACGGTATCCAGCTCGATGAGCAGGCCGTGGGCCTCCTTGATCTCATCGTCTGAAATGACGCCATCCTTGGCCTTGACATTGAAGCCCTTCAGCGCGGCTTCGATTTCGAGCTTCCTCTTGCGTGGATCCATGATTAAGTCCTTACCTCAGTCGTCGATAGTGTGAGTGATGAGTTCACTGAGGAGCATCGCGGACGCTGCAGGACTGGGCTCCTCGGTCTTGGCCCCTGCGGGCTCCTCGACCTTGGCCGGATCCGGCGTGTTGGCTTGCTCAGGGTCAGTGCCCTTCAAATTCAGGTTACCAGATTCGATAACCTCGATCAACCGCTGGTAGATCTGTTCCGCCAGCGTGTCGGCCTGCTTAACTCCGAGGACCTCGGTCTGGGGGTTCATCCCCAGCGGGACTAGGGACACCTCGTGCAGCTTCAGGTTCAGCAGCTCGTTATAGTCCTTGCCGTTCTCGCCGTCCTCCTTGCCTGGGCGCGAACCACGGACCGTGTAGGCGAAGCTCATCTGCCCGAGCCTGCGCCCCTTGATAAGCCGGTAGACCTGTGGTCCGTTGCCGCCTTCGAGGTCGATCTTGCCGTGGACCTTCAGTCCCCGGTCGTCTTCCTCGGCGGTCTTTAGGTGGCCGATGTTGTTGTTTGGGTCGTAGGTGTCGTGGCCGTACAGCAGCGGGATCACTGAGCCGTTCTTAGCAAACAGATCCTGCCACTCCTTCAGGGTGTCCGTGAAAGCACCCTTCCGAACCATGTCGCCGCCCAGGTCGATGTTGTCGAACACCGACGCGTAGCCGATGAACTCACCTTCTTCGAGCCCGTCCTCGGTGCCTGCGGCCTTGATGGCCACCGGCACTGTCTTGATTTCGTGGGTCATTTGGTTGCCTCACTTTCCCTAGTTAATAGTTAATCACAAGCTCGCACTGGCACCCGGCGAGCTCGTCGGCGTCACCGATTGACCCGTCCCCAGGCCAAGACATACCATTACTGAAGTTCTCGCTGAGCCACACGGTTTCACCGTTCATCGCGGCGTGCGACGATCGCGGGTTCCCGGAGGTGACGACCCACGTTTTAGTGGCCGCACCGGTCTGCTTCCCGGCTTCCAAGGTCCCCCAGGCCGCGACGCTGCCAGCCATGGTCGTCGCGAGGTTCTTGACACGTGAACCCGACGCAACGTCGAACACATGTTCGGCGGTCACGTCGGAATCCTCATCCGTCGCCCGATCGAGGTTCTGCTTGGTGGACTTGTTGATCCTTTCGGCTTGTTCCTCCGCCACCTCCTCCCAGTATTCGTGGGTCCGCTCCTCGTCGTACATGTTCGGGTCTAGCCGCGCCTTGAACAGAGCCCGCTTAGCTGCTGCCGCGCTGGTGCTGATGTGGAGCCGGTACAGGTCCTTGGAGAGCTCCCGGTTCCACCGGTCTTGATCCCACCATGCCTCCTTCTTCGCGCCCATCCTCGATAGGACCACCGAGCGTTGCCGACGGAAGAAGGTCTCCAGGGCCTTCTGATATGCCCTACGGTCTGCTGCGCTAGACCCGGCCTTCTCTGCCACCCCTGTCTCCGGCTCCGATACCTCTCCCCGGCCTTCCTTGGTATCCCCGAGGGCCTGAGGGGTATTCCCGGGTATGCGAAGACCCTTATAGGGGTCCGAGTCCGTCGGAGATGCCATCCCGCCTTCGAGAACGTTCAGGGGGATGATCAGCT